ATTGTTAAAGATGAACCTCCACTTTGGTTACCTGGTTCAAATCTACCATTTGAACTATTGAAAACTAATACTTGACCATTTGTAGGTGCAGATGATGTAATATCTACGTTTGATAATCTACCAATAGATGAGTTTTCTGTAACTATCTCATTCCACGCACCACCTTCAGCATAAAATGCTTTAGCAGTTGCTGCTTCTGATGCAAACATACCTTGATAATCTGTTGCACTTGGTAATGCGCCAGTATTAGCAAAGTTAAATCTTATTTTGTTACCTGAACTTGTTAAATTAATTGTTCCAGTTGAACCATCTAAACTTAAATTAGTAATTGTAGTTTGTGTGCCACCTAAAGCAATAGCATCATCACCAATAGTTATTGATGAGTTGGCTAAAGAACCATTTGCTATATTTGTAAGTGTATTATCTGGACCATTTATTGTTTTATTTGTTAAAGTATCTGTAGATGATTCTGTTACTACTGTTGAGTCAACAGCAATTGAAACTCCATCACCTGAAATTGTTGTATCAATACCTGTACCACCAGTAACTTTTAAACTTTCACCTAAAGATATTGTAGTCGTAGATGAACTTTCATCAACCAATGTTATAGCTGAATTAGTTAATGATGAATTTCCTATATTAGATAGTGTGTTGCTAGAACCACTAATTGTTTTGTTTGTTAAAGTGTCTGTTGATGTTTCTGTAACAATAGAACCATCTGTGGCAAAAGTAATTTCATTACCTGATACTGAAGTTGTAATACCAGAACCACCAGTAAACAATATACCACCACCTAATGAAATTGATTGAGCAGAACTATCATCACCTGTAATTGATATAGATGAATTAGTTAATGAAGAATTACCAATGTTTGATAATGTGTTTGTAGAACCACTTATACTTTTATTAGTAAAAACGTCAGATGTAGAAGCTGTTACTAATGCTGAAACGCCAGATAATAAGTTTAATTCTGTAGGTGTTGATGTTAATGTAATTGTTGTACCATTACCTATGGCACCATAGATTTCATTAAAGTTATCGTTAATTAAATCACCACCATCACGGAGTGTTGTTCCTGTTCCGTCATTAGGTATTGATCCAATATTAATAGTTTGTTTTGCCATCTTTTACTTCTTTTGTATATATTTATAAGACATTAAGGAGTTGTATCATCAAAAGTTATTGCTGAACTATCATTATCAATCGTAGCGTCAAATGTTGTTAATGTATTACTAAATTGATTTTTAGGTGTTATGATAGCAAATTCACACGGCATTGTTAACTTTGTTTTTACACTCCGTCCATCAGCATTAGAACATAATAATAGTGTATTATCGTTACCATCTAAAGCTGTTTTTGTTCCAAATGTTACATTTTTACTTAATTCAAATATAGAATAATTAGTACCATTTATTTTAAATGCTTTTAATGCCTCTCTATTAATTGTTCCATATCTTGGACCTGCATAAACGTGACCTATTTTTACAAGGTTACCATTAATTGTTCTTCTTTTCCTAGACACATATTCAATATTAATAGCTGGTCTTCTTAAAGTTACATCTCTCGTATTACTTGGGAAATGATCTATTGGTGGCGTATCACCTGGTGTTTCTGTAGTACCTACTTTAGGATTTGATCTTAAAGACGTACCATCGTCAACTGTTCCTAATCTTCTACCTAATAGAGTAAGAAATAGATATTTCAATGATGAGAATATTGGATCATCAACTGCTCCACTAATTTCACCTACTACAGGAGATTTGATTTGAGCATTGGCAGATAATTCTACATTTACTTGACCAGCAAAATAAAAACCAGCTGTGTGCATAGTAGTTTTAAAATCATCACGCCAATCAGAAATTGATCTAGCAACTTGAAGTACATATGAAAAGTCCTGATAGTATAAACTGTCTTGTACTCTTTTTGTAGATTCAGATAAGAAACCATCTTCATTTACAAATGTGCCATCTGTATCAGCAACAGCACCAATTACAAGTGATGCTGATGATGCACTAAATTTTGCTATGTTTGCAGTTACACCTGAAGAAGAACCAGTTATAACATCATCCTCACTAAACGTACCTGAAGTATCTTTTAAAACAAGTAAACCTCTTGTACTATCCCAACTAACAATTGTACCTGTAGCACTAGCAGATGTAGTTATACTTTCACCAGCTGTAAAGTTACCACTAGCAGATACCATTATAAAGTTTTTAAATAATGTAACTGTTGGTGGTGTTGGTGATAGTTGATGTGCAAATCCTAATTCTACAATATTTAAATCTAACACACGACCTATTTCTGTACTGAATAATTTTAATACGCCACTTGTACCAGATGATGTGTTTATTGTAACTGTAGGTAATGAGGTGTAACCTGAACCTTTATTAAATAAGAAAACATCAGTAATATCGTTTAGATTGCTATTAGTATCTGGTTCCATAACAATTTTGTTACCAGAGTAAATATCACCTCTTTGTGTTTCATCTTCTAATACTATATGATCTTCACCTGTTGTACCTGTTGTTCCAGACTCTTGGGTAAATCCACCATTAACCACTGAAATAAATCCTGCAACTCCAGCGCCATTTGTATTAGTATTATCAAATACTAAATCTTCCCCTACTGCATAACCTGTACCAGCATTATCAATAACAACTTCTGTTACTCCACCTGAACCTATATTACCTGTTTGTATTATGGCTCCACTACCACCACCTGTAACTGTAGTTGCTTCATTAATACTATGTAATGAACCTGGTTGTGAAATAGATTTTGAAATAGGTATACCTGTTACATCTGCTTTGATTAATAAGTCATCTGTATCTGATGCTGTTCCTCTAATTTCTTCGCCTATTTGAAAAGTGCCATTAATACTATCATCATTTAAAATAAATTCTGATATTTCACTTGATGCTATAATAAATTTTGATACACTTTCTACAATTGCTGTAGCATTTGATGTTTGTCCAGTAATTGTTCTACCAGTTAAATTAGCCGTTTCACCAGCTGATCCAATTGCTCTTAAAACTTTATTTGTTGTAAATTTACCATCGGATACTCTTAATAAATTTTCCCTTGGATAAATTGTATCTGATATTTCATTAAATAATAATCTAAAGAATATATTGTGTCCACCTTTTGTACCTTTTAGTTGATACAAAGATTTAATATTTTTAATTAATTTTCTTTTATCTACATTATCAAATAAATTATCAGGAACTGTATTTAAAAATTCTTCTCTAAAGTTTGTTAAAAAATCACTAATTACATTATCAGGATCACGGAAGTTTAATAACTCTTGTATATTGGTTACAGGATTAGGTCTATACTTTGATATGATTGCAGTTGCATTTGAAGTAGAACCTACAACTAATTCACCTATTGAAAACTTATCTTGTGCTGAAATAAAAAGTCTATTACTATCTAAATCTTCTGTTAAAATAACAGCTGTTGCTTTAGATGTTTGTCCTGTTATTGTTTCACCTCTAGTAAATTTACCATAAGCAGAATCTTCTAATAATATTTTATCGTCAGCATCTAACAATGTTCTTTGTGTTCCAACTTTGGAACTATTCATTATTAGATAATTTTGTTGATTAGTTTCTGTTTCTAATTGAATACCACTTGATGAGTTAATATCAGATACAATTAACTCTGCAGACTCCATAAACAAATAATAAGTCTTTAAGAATTGTACAAACTTTGGATGATCTGCCAGAGTAAAATCAGGCAGTTGTGATTCTATAAGATTTGATATTTTATCTGTAAACTTAGCCATTTTTATTAATAGCTAGATGTTGTTGTATATCCTACTCCTGCTTCAGCTGAACCACCTAAAAATGTATCTGCCTCCACTGTGATAGACGAATTAGCAACATCCAACTCTACAATTTGATTTCTTACTGGAACAATATCATTTGAATTTGGTTGAACAGTTAATTCTATTACAGTAGAAGCTGCGCCTCTTATGTTTGAAATTGAAGTTACGTTTAATGAATTAATTGTAATTTCACCTGTACTGTAATCTATTGTTCCTTGATTATTATTTACATATGATCTAACACCACTTACTAATTTGTAACTTCTTATATTACCTGCACCATCATCATCTAAAAAATGTTCATTTACTGTATCACCACTAATTTTAAATCCTGTTGAACTTAATATACCACCAAGATTAGCACTGTGTCCAGAGTGTGGATTGTATAATGCATTTCTAAAATAGATAGAATATTTTGTTGAAGAACTAATTGTTGGTGTAAATGATTTTCTAATTTTTAAAGTTGTTATATTAGATACAATACTTGTATCTGTATTATCTATTGCTGTAGATAGTTTTGAAAATCTAAAGATACCATCAAATTTTTGTAAAGTTGATGTATTATAATTGTTTAATGTATCTACCACATCTGATTTTAAAGTTGCAGAAGATTTTGATGTAACTCTACTATTATATTTTATACTAGATGTTAATAATATTGATGTTGTTTCAGGATCAACAATTTCAGGTCTTACAGATGCTACATTGAAAGGTTTTAAAGATGTAACTATATTTGCTTTTGTTGTTTCTGTTAATGTAGAACCTGACGCTGCTTTGATAGCAATTTTTACTACACCATAAACAGGTGTTTCGTCATCTTCCCCACCCCAAGCACTTACTGATATTGCATTAGGATATATACTTCTTACAATTGTTTCATAATCAGAAGTTGTTACAGCTCTGTTTTGAGCAGCATAATTTAAAGGTGCATTAAATCTAATTGAATCTTTTGTTTCTGCCTCTGCACCACCTTGAGATGCTGAGTTAGTAACGATAGATACGTTTGAGAAACCACCAATGTTAGTTGCTAATGTAAATGCAGATGCACCATTTGAATCTTTTTTATTAGTAACAATATATTCTAAAATTACAATATT